GACCGACAGGCTCCCGACATAAGCCGGCCCCAGGGCATCATCGACCGGCTCCAGATTGGTGGCGGCCAGCACCAGGGAATCGTCCCCCAGGGATTTTTTCACGGCCAGCACGGGCACCTCGTCAGAATTCGAGGGGTTGCCGGGGCCGTCCGTCAGGACGATGCGCAGCGGCATCTTGTCGCCCCGCACCAGGGCCATGTCAGTCAGCGGCACCTGGCCCGCCGTCGTCAGGGCCAGCGTGTTAGCATCTATGTATATAATCATGATTGGAAAGATGGAAGGGGGAAAGCGGAGCCGCCGTACCCGGACGGCTCCTGGATGGGCGCAGGGTTAATCCGCCGCCAGCTTGGCCAGCGCCAGGCTCGTGAACGTAGCCAGGGGGGAATTCTTGATGGATAGCTCAAACTCGCACGTCACCGGATCGGACGCGAAATTCGGGCTGTTGGTGAGGGATAAATCCCCCATCACGCAGAAATGGGCCAGCTTTTCGGCGTTATTGCCGGAGTTGCGCAGTTCTCCATACACCCAGCAACGGATGTTGCCGGAGGATGAAAACGGCGCGGCTTCCTGGTCATCTTCCAGGCAGCCCGCCACGCCGAACGCCAGCTGGATCGCTTCAGGCGTCACCTCCTGCGTCGTGAACTTCAGCTTGGACTGCTGGGCGATCGACAAATCGCGCATTTCATAAAATCCCGCGTCGTTCACGCCTTCCACCGTCGCCGTCTTCTTCTGGCGTTCGCTGGTAGCCGTCTTGATCTTACCCAGGGTCAGCCACGGTCCGGGCTTTTCCGGGGTGGGAGCGTCGGGCTTGGCCCCTTCTCCCACCGTGTTTCCTGCGGTGACGGTTTCCCCGAATTTTGCAATGCGGATGATCATGCCTCCGATCAAATTATCGACAAATCTTTTTTCGTATGCCATGTGCTTGGTTTGGTTAATAGTTAATTGTTAATGGTTCGTCGTTCCGGCTCCGGTCCGTTAAAATACCCGGCAGCCGGCTTTTGCCTGTTCGAGCGCCGCAGCCTGGTCGGGCGTGACGTTCACCACCACTCCGGCCAGGTAGGTCATGCCGCTGATGTTGGTGCCCGTCCTGGTCACGCGCACTTTCACCAGTTGCGGCTTGGCCTGGCTGCTGACGCCTGCTTCCCCCGCGGCGGATGCCGGGGCCGTCTGTTCTTTTTCTGTCTTTGCCATGTTATTGCTATGGGTTCAGGGTTTCTCGGATCGAGAGGAAAATCACTCTGCCGTCCACGTTCTTCAGTTCCGGCACTTGTTCCGTGCTTAGTTCTGTAATTTCCGCCACCCAGGGGGCCGTCCCGGCCAGCTCGTCATTGTGCGGGGACCATTTGCGCAGCCGCAGCAGCACGGCGGCGGTCAGGGCGGACAAGCGGCGGATCGTGGGGTCAGCCCCCACTTGCCCGGTCGTCATGACCAGGATGGCTGCCGTGGCGACAACCACGCCGGGGTCCGGCATGTCCACACCCTTCCAGGGCGGCGGCTGGGGTGCCTGGGGCATGACCGCGATGGCCGCATCATACTGCGCCACGGCCAGGGCAAGGTTGTTCACTTGGTCGCTGGCGTCAAACGGGGCGGGCATCACGTAATTGGCCAGTTCTTTTTTTCCGGCCAGGCGGTCGATCACCGCCTGGGCAAACACGTATTCGGGGCCGTCCGGTAGTTCGTTGTTCATCGTTTCGTTCGGTTGGAAATTCTAGTTGCCAGGGTGTCCACGGCGGAGGATTTCACGGTGTCGGTCAGTTCCTGATCCGACGGCAGAACGGTGCGGTCGGGGTCGTGCGTCACGGATTTAAGGAGCAGCCCCAGCGGCGTTATTTTCTGCTTCCAGTTGTACATGCGCTTGCGTTCCTGGACGCGGGCCAGATAGGGCATGCGGCTTTTGACGCTGTACAAAACCATGATTTCCTCCTGGGGAATTCCGGCCTCGGCCAGCGTGATCCGCCGCTTGCGGAGCGGAGAATCCGGCCCGGGGACAAGCAGGCTTTTGGTGGGGCGGCCCGTCACGGGGGAGATGCGGCCAGTCGCCCGGATCGTGCCGCCCAGCAGGTGCAGGCGCACCCCCGTATGGCTTACCGTCACGCGGGCCGTGCGGCCCTCCATGTGGCTTTCCGTGGCTTCCGCCGCCCCGGCCCAGTAGTTCCGCGATCCGGTCTGCTGGGATCGGTCGATAAAATGATTCTTCAGCAGGTCGCGCAAATCGTCCCCGGCGTGCCGGGTCATGGCCTGCAAATCCTCCGGCGTGACCATCCTGGCCAGGGCAACGGACATATCCATGTTCACTTGCAGACTAATCATGCCCGGCCTCCTTCCATGATTGCCTTGTCCCCGCGGATGCTCACTTGCACATCCAGGTTGCGGCTGATCCAGTCGCGCAAATCCTGATCCACTCCTTTCATACTCGCCTCGGCTCTGTTAAAATCTTCCCGTCCGGATGCCGCGTCCTGCAAACCGTCCGCCGATACGGATTTAACCCCCATCCCGCTATTAAAGTCAAAAGGCGGGTAGCCCGTGCCCCACCGGGACAGCAGCTGCCAAATCCGGCTATTCACCAGGGCGCGCTTTCCTTCAGCATCTACTCCCCGGCGTTCCGCGGGGGAAAGCTGCGCATAGGCTTCTTTCCAGCGCGTGTCCCAGTCCCGCGGTTCTTTCCTGGTTCCCACCCGGACCAGCTGCCAGGCGTGGGGCCTGTCGTCGGCCAGCAGGTTTTCCTTCCACGCAAAATTTCTAGCTTGCGCCACGGTCTGGTCAAAAATCAAATTCTGGCGTCCGGGTGTCGTCATGTCCCGGATCGTCCCCTCGGCATCCTCCGGGGCCTCATAATTGTAAAATTTAAGTACCGCCTGCAAAAACTCGCGGGCGGAAGCATTCAGCCATTCGCCGTTCAAAATTTTGCGGGAACCGTCCCGGATCGCCTGGACAGTTTGCAAATGATTACAGCTCGCGGAAAACACGGCCCGCTGCGTAAACTCCCGGCCCATCTGTTCGAGTTGGGCGGAAGTCAGGTTGGTCGGCATCAGCCGCTTGCTCATCAGTGTTTCCTCGGCGCTCGGCATATCTATTCTCTATTCGCTATTAACTATTCACTGCCCGCATTGCGGGCTACATCACCCCTCCGTGGCGGCTCATGCCCCATCGGGGCGGCCTGCCGGAATAGTGCGGGCTGGGGGTCTTGCCGCTGGCGTCATCCGCGATCACATAGCTGCCGCTGGACAGCTCCCGTAGCACTTCGTTGGCGTGCTTCCATTCCGCAATCCGCTCTTCAGTCATCACCAGGGCAAACCGGACCAGGACGCGGTAGCGCACGATGGCTCCGGCCTCCGCCATCAGTTCAGAGGGGATGCAGTCCTTTCCTCCTTGCAGCTTGGTACGGCCTCCGGAGGCGATGCGGCTGCGGATCGTGGCCGCCGTCTCGGCCAGGATGCCGGGGATGGGGTCGGGCTGCACCTGGGCGCGGTCGCGCGTCACGCTTGCCAGCTCCCCGGCGTTCAGTATCTGGTTCAGGATGGTTTCAGTCAGTGACGTCCACATGGTTTTTTCTTTCTGGTAAGTTCCGGGGGCGGCCAGCGCCCCCGGAACAATGCTCGTCAATCGGTCATTCCCGGTTACGATACTTCGATGCGGGCGGCGGCTGCCGGATTAGTCACTTTCCGGTGGGTGGACCAGTACATCATGTCCACCACTTCCAGCGTCCGCTCTTCGGACAGGATTTCCGGGCCGGAGGGTTCCAGCGTAAAATCCTTGGCCGCTGACATGTCGTTGCGCGTCGGCGCATCCTGGGAGTAGAACATGAAAATGTCCGATCCCATAATGCCCTGCATCTTGCCGGACTTCCCGCGGGGTGCGGGTTGGTAGGGCATGGATGCCAGGGACACGTCAATGTCCGGGAACACCAGCATGTTCTTCAGGATGTCCAGGCTGGCAGTCAGTTCCAACCCCTGAAGGCGGTTCACAAAGAACGGATGATTCTTCATGGTCACCCAGGCTTTCAGCCCCAGGATCAAATGCGTTGGCTTGCGCCCGATGGCCGCCTGGATGGTCAGGGCCAGGTTGTCCAGTTCCTGAACGATGTTGGCTTTCTGTCCGGCGGTGCTGGTCCAGTTGCCGCTTCCGGTTGTGACAGGCACCCCGGCTTTCCAGATAGTGACGGCTTCAACTTCCCGCGTGACCAGCTGGGAGCTGATCAAATCCTGGAGGTTGCTTTCCCGTTCGTCGTCGCCGCCGCCGTCCTGCTGCATGTCGAATTTCCAGCTGCCGACTTCCAGGGCGTGGGGTTTGCAGTTGTAAAAGTCGTCCGTGGCGTTGGTGTCTATCCGCGTGGGGTTGTTGCCCCGTGAGAGGGCCGTTTTATAAATGCGGAACGCGTTGTCGATGTCCCGCTTCTTGTAACTCCCCACGGCGGTTTTCACCCCCACGGTCGGGAACAATTTGCGGCTGATGCTGTCCGCCTCGTCCGCGTAAGCGGCTTGGCACAGCTCGGTCAAATAACCGTTGTAACTTGCTGCATGTTGAAACATATAATGTTAGTATCTATTGCTTGTTGTTGATTGTTGAGCGCGTCAGGCCCCGGCAGGGGCCGTCAGCACGGTCGGAAGGGTCAGGTAGCCTTCCAGGAGCTGGCCCCCGGTTCCGGCTTCGCACGCCACGGCCACCTGGGTTCCGGTGGTTCCTTCCTTGACGGTGCCCCCGTCGTCCAGGACAAGCCTGGTTCCCTCTTCCACGCTGCCGGGGGATTCGCTCAAACGGACCCCCACGATGCCCTGATGGGCGGGTAGGATGTAATCCGTATCTTCGCCTTTGTCGCCGCCGACGTGGACGACGCCCAGGGGGATGTCGGATTTTCCGCACAGAACCAGCTTGCCCGATGAGTCTTTTTTGACGAAGCAGCCTTCGCATTCGCGGAGGTCCACGCCGCTTTCGGCGCGCATCACGGCCTGTTGATGGATAATTGCCATGTTATTTCTAGTTAAAAGTTAATAGTTAAAAGTTAATAGCTGGTGCGGCTTACTTCTGCCCCAGGCGGGATTTAGCTAGGTTTTTCGCCTTCCAAAACGAGCAAGATCGCCCGGCGTTACGTTCCTGCGCCTGAATGTCGCGGGCCGTATTGACCAGCAGCTTGGCGCGGTCTGCTCCCATGCCTCCGGCTCCCCTGGTCGCCCGCGTTTCCGGTCGGTATCCGGTCCGGGCATATCTCGGAGCGGCAGGAGGTGCGCCGCCGCTCTTGCGGTTGGTCAGCAGGTTGATCATCTTGATACCCAGGTCGCGGTTGGTCAGCAGCTCTTCCTTCAGGTCCTTCTTTTCCTCGGGGGTCAAGGACGCAAGGTCTTCGCTGTTGAGCAGCGTTTCCGCTTCCGCTTCCGCGGCTTCCTGTTCGGCCTTCATGAGGTCGTCGAGCGTTGCTAGTACCTGGTCCAGCGTGGCGTCTTCCGGCAGTCCCAGCTTGGCGGCGATTTTTTTCAATTCTTCCATGTTGTTGTCTTGTTGGTTTGTGTTGTCGTTGAGCGGCGCGGCCTGACTGTTGGTGATCGGGCGCTGGCCGGGGTTGTTGGGCTGGTTGGTTAGGGCCAGCCCGACGAGTTGCAGGGGGCGGAGGCGTCCGCCGCCCAGGTCCGCGCACAGCTCCACGCTGTACACGGTCGAAAAATGTTTGTAGATGCGGTCCCGGACCAGGGGGAGGCCCAGCGGCGTCCATTCGATACGGGCGCACAGTTGCAGCCCTTCCGCCGTTGGCAGGGCGGCAAGCTCGCGCACCCAGCCGTAAGCCCGGCTATCCCGCGGCCCGGTGACGGCAACGGACACATGTTCCACGTCGGTCAGCAGCCCTTCTTCCGGGACGCCTGCTTCCACGATGGCCCGCACGGCCTCATCGTCGATGACCTGGATATATTTTTTCCCGTCCGCTGTCTGCTGGGGATGTTCCCCCCAGCGTTCGATGTTGTACCAGCCGTCCCCCGGGTTTTCCCAGGGCTGCAAATCCTCTAAGGTAATGGTCTTCATCCTTCTTGACTTTTTGTCTGTGTTGGTTACGGTGTTGTTACGGTGATGCGCGGCCTGGGGGCCATCCGTTAAGGCCGCGTTAGCCCGTGCGGGGAGATGGCCCTCCCGTCCGTACTTCTTTTATCTCTTGTATTTCAGGGTTCCCTTTCTCATTTTCTCGGCTCCGTTCAGGCGTCTCTGGTGGAAAAAGCTTCTTACCCGTCCATCCTTGCCCGTCACAAATCCGCTCATGGCGAATTTCCCGGCGTCGTCCTTGTACACCCGTAAATAGGTCTTTTGCCCGTTGTGGGATTCCCAGACTTCGTGCGGATCTTTCACGGCCCGGACAGCTTCAGATAATCGCCGCAATCTCCGGTTCTGTTCTTCGGGCGTTTTGGGGGTCTGGGTGCTTTCCCAGTGATCCAGGACGCCCTTGCTGAAATGCACGTCCTGCCCGTCGATGGACCGGGCCATAAATCCCCGCGTCAGGGCTTTCCGCGCTCTTCCCGGGTGGCTGTGGCTGCTGGCCGGGTCGGGGGTCAGGGCGGACAATTTTTCCAGTCCCAGGCTTTTGGCCGTTCCGGTTTGGCCGATGGCCTCATGCTGCCCGCGGCCCCGCTTGTCCCAGCCCTTCTTGGCCCCTTCGCTGGTGCCGTAGTTGGCCAGCAGGTTTCCCTGGTCGCCGTTTTGGGGCGTATTTGCGTTTTGCCGGGGGGCTGCCGGGGTGTTTCCTGCTTTTCCCGGGTCATTGCCCACTTCCAGCCCCGCGGCGCGTTTCATGGCTGTTTCCAGCCTCTGGGCATCATTCTTGATCATGTCCCTGTTCGGCTGGGCGTTGGACAGCTGCTTCAGCAGATTCATTTCCCGTGCGGTCAGAGGGATGTTGACGGATGACGTGTTGAGCAGTAGCCAGCGCATAACATCCACGTCGGTGGGAGCAGTCACCCGTCTTTGATCTCCTGTATTTAGTATTTGCCCGGAGGGCGTCGCCACCGGGCTACGGTACGTGACCGTATAGCCGGACGCCTCGCTTACTTCTTCTTCATCGGAAATATATCCCGCGGCGGCCAGTTTTGTGATGTTGTCCACCTGCTTGCCTACGTCTTCCGCTTCTTCGTATTCCAGCGTCCAGTAGGCCAGGTGCGGCCTGCCCGGGAAATGGCGGTCCAGCAGGCGGCGGCTCATTTGGCGGTTGAAGCTTTCGGAGATTTCCGCGCCTTCGCCCGCCGCCAGCATCCTGAATGTTTCCTGGTGGGCGTTGCCCGCCAGCGTCCCGCTGCCGGATTCCGCCAGCACGGTCAGCTCGCCGCCCGTGCCGCGGCGCACAATCTGCTTGTCGCACCACTCGCAGCGCTGTTTGAAGGTGTCCCCTCCGCGGGCCGTCGTTTCCACGGTTTTAATATCTCCGCCGTCCGGGTAGCCGCCGCGCCCGTCCCCGATCATCTCTTCGGCGATGCGGTCATATTCCCGTGCCTGTTCGTCAGAAGTGTTTGGCGGGTATTTGAAGAAGATGGCCGGGTTGCCGAACACGTCAATGAATCCGTCCCACCCGTCCAGGGCATGGGCCTTGGCGCAGATGGCGAACATGGCGGGCAGATCCACGGGCCGGAGGCATTCACGGATGATCAGGCGGCTTTCATCCACGGCTTCCAGCTTGGCGCATGACCTGTCGGCGGATTCGTTGTAATACCAGGCCCCGCCTTTGACAGGCCGGGCCATCAGCCACTGGTCCACGGGTTCCATCCTGATTCTGCCGCCTCCGGCCACGGGTTCCAGGTGCGCGTACCCGCGGAAGGTAGCCGATCCCATGAACCGCACCGCATCCCTCAAGTTGTCGATCTTGCCGTAATATTCCGCCAGGCATTGCTGCTGCTCGTCGGCCAGCGTTTGCAAGTCCGGGTTATTGCCGATGGCTTTGGCATCCACCTTAACATCATCCGTCATTTCCGCCAGGGCGGAAGCGCGGCGGTCCAGGACCGTCCCCAGCATGTCGTCCGTTTCTTCCAGGGCGGCCCAGCACAGCATCACGTCGGCATACTGGCCTTTCCGGTACAATTCATAGAGGGTGCGGGCCTCTTGGGGAGTTAAAAACGGCAGCGGGTTCCGGCCTTCCTTTTGGGAGCGTCGGGACAAAAAGCCGATCAGCCTGATCATGCCAGTCCGGAAATTCCCTGGCCTGCCAATCATCCTGTTCACAAATTGCGGTAAAAATTTCATGATGCTTAAAATCTCCTGGTTCTGATACCGCCCCAGCGGCGGGTGCCGGAGGCCCGGTTACTGCTCTTCCTGCTCTTGCCCTGGCGGGACTTGTGCCGCCAGGATGACGGGCTGCATGATTCCAGCCCGGTTCCGACGTGGCCCCAGTAGGAAAGCTTGCCGCTGTCAAATGTGTCCGCGTGGTTGCCCTGCGCGTCCACATCGGCCTCGAACCGTGCGCCGTTGCGCGTCACCAGGCGGTGGTCCGTTTCCAGCCATTTGCCCGGAGGCATGGCAATGAGAGCGTCTTCCAGGGCGGAACAATACGCGGCCCCCATTGCCGTCTTGGCGTCGGATTTTTCGCCGCAGTAGCGGACAACCTGCTGGCCATAAAATCCCACCACCCGGACCAGGCCGGACAGGTCTTTAGCCAGTTCCCGCGCCAGGAATTTTTCATTGCTGGTGTCCACCACCAGCACGCCGCGCTGCTCGCGAGGCACGGCCCCAATGACCAGTTCCAGGATGCCCAGCATGACGGCGTAGTGCTCCGTCTTCCACCTGACCACCAGCCGCTGCCAGTATATGCGGTCCCAGTATTCCGTGGCCGTCAGGCTGGACGGGTTAGACTTCTTGCCCTCCGTGCTGGCTACGTCCAGCCCGAAACACACTTTTCCGGCGCACAGGGATTCCGCCCAGTTCGGGGAGATGGCTTCACGGATCGCGATCATGCGCACACCTCCTCCCCGGCCAGGTCCAGGCCCGTGCAATGGCCCAGGCCCATGTTTTGCGCCCGGTTCAGCCAGCCCAGCGGGATGGCTGCCGTGCCTCCCTGGATAAACTTCAGGCCATAGTTGCGATCCACCGACGCGCGGTCCAGGCTGTGCGCCCTGAATTCTTCGTAGGGCACCACCTTGCCGGACAGCGGATCATAGAGCGGCAGCCCGGCCAGTTCGGCGTCCAGAGCGTCCACACGGTGGACCGGGTAGCCCTGTTCCGTCTTGTACCAGTTCCCGGCGGCGTTCGGTTCAAATGTCCGCAGGCCCGGGTGGAGCAGATCGTAGGTGTAATGCGTATCATCCGCGGGCGGCGTGCTGAAAAGCCAGAACAGGAATTCCGGGTTGCGTGAGATGATCGGTTCCACCGCGTCCCATACGCCTTTGAAGTCCGGCCAGAAGCCGATTTCATCTCCGAACACGTCACCCGTCCAGCCCCGGGCCGTGTCGGGATTGGGGGCGAGGATCTTCGTGCGGCTGTACGCCGTCCGCGTGTGGTAAATCCTGACCTGGGCCGCCTGCTTGTCCATCAGTTCCGCCAGGTCGTCCACATTCAACAGATCGTTGCTGGCCTTGTCGATGACATTGCCGCCCAGCTGTTTGCCCAGCCTGTCCTGGCAAGCTTTCAGCGTGCCCAGGGCGTCGTGCCAGATGGCCGCTTCCTTTTCCACAATTTCTTTTCCGGTCGCAATACTTGCCGACACGAAAAAGCAATTCCGCCAGGGCTTTTCAATCATGCGGTCGATGGCCTTGCTGGCAATCGTGTAGGACTTGCCGCCCTGTCGCCGCCACATGAAAAAGCAGATGCGGAAAGCCACGCAGAACGCGGCGTCCTGAAAGGCCAGCAGGTTGACTGCCCGGAAATTGTCAGGATGATGGGGCATCTACAAATTCGGGGGTGACTGTTTTCCGCTGGCCGAACAGCAGGGCGCGCAGCCTGGCCAGTTTGCTTTCGTTGGTTTCGTTGCTGCCGACAATCGCCTGGACTTCCGGACTGGTGGCCTTGTCCAGCAGCGCCTGGGCGGCCAGCATTTGCCATTTGTCAATGTCCAGTTTCAGCCGCTGGGCTTCCATTTGGGCCTTTTGTCCGGCCAGCACCATGCCGTAAAGGCGTTGCAAATCCGCGGCGGATTTTTTGCCCGGGCGCGTAATGACTTCGTAGCAGGTTTGCAGCACGGCGGCATGGGTGGCCTTCGTGACGTTGCCCCGCTTGATTTTGGCAAGCTGGGCGGCATTGTGGTCTTCCGCCGCCCATATCCGGGGCAGCAGGTGCAGCTTGTAGTACTCGCTGATGCTTTGCAGGGACAGCCGCACGCCTCCTTCCGCCAGAATGGCCTGTACATCCTTCAGGGTGGCGTTGGCGGCAAGGGCGTCGTCCACGGCTTGCCGCAATTCCTCCGGCAAGTTGTGGATGGTGCTGTCCGGCCTGGGCTTGCGCATGGGTGTAGGGGGGTTACTGGTTGCTAAGTTCAGCTTGTCCGGCATCCGTAATGCGCCAGCGCATTTCTCCCGTGATCTTGTTGGAGATGCCCGTGATCAGGCGCAGCGCGTCCAGTTCCTTCAGTTCGGTTTCAATTTCCGCGCGGGACGGGGACGGCACCACTTGCAGCTGCACCCGGCAGCGTATGTCATCTTCACGGCGCAGCAGTCCGGCGGGGACATGGGCCAGGTCACGCAGGATGGCCAGTCTGATTTCGGCGGGGCGGTTCATTTCTTGTTCGGAGGGGTCAGGGTTTTCAGCATGCCGATGATTTCATGCAGGTCTCTGCCTTGTTCGTTGAGGCGGTCATATATGTCTCCCAGGTCTTCTTTCCGGTCATTTTTTATGTCTCGGATTTCTCGTTCCAGCCGGGCAATATCCTCTTTGGTGGCGTATTCGTTGGCCTTGCGGACATTGAGGGGATCATTGGACAAGGATATTTTGCGAGCCTTACCCATCACGTAGCCACCCCCGCCAATAGCGCCAGCCCCCACAAGGGTGCTTATTATCTGGACAACCGCTCCGGCATCTATCGTGCTCGCTTCCGCCAATAGCTGCATCATCATTTCAATAATTCGGCAAGGGTGGACGTGCCCTGGGTATAGGCACGATGCAGGGCGGTTGTGGCGATTTCCCCCAGCTGGATATGGCCGGGGTCGTAGATGGCGCGGAAGTCTCCGCCCCATACCAGGCCCGCCTGGCGGGTCGCTTCGGCAAGCGGCGCGTAAATGGATTTTGGGCCTTCGCTGGGGGACCAGATGTCCTGCCCGTCCTCAAACAGGCAAAAGTCCGCGGCCAGTCCAAAATTGTGCATGCTCTGGCCGCCCCTGGCCCGGGTGACGCGGGGGCGCTTGTTATATAGCGCGTCCTGTTCGTCGTAGGTCCGGACGCCGCAAATGATTTTCCAATCGGCCTGCTGCCGCATAGCTACGATTACCTGGCGCACCCGCATGGCGGCCAGCGGTTGCAAGGTCCATAGATAAGACTCGGAGCGGCTGTCCACCTGGCCGTATCTGGCTTGCAGCTGGCTGTGGCTGGTTTCCCACTGCGTAGCGGCTTCCCGGGTCAGCGGTCCGGCCAAGCCGTCCAGCTGGCCGCGGTAGAATCCGGCAAATTTCAAGGAGCGCTGCCACGCCAGCGTATGGGTTTTAAGTTCGGCATATTTCATGATGCTTTCCTTTCTTCACTGTTACTTATTAACTATTTTCCTTTCTGCACCACGGGCGGGGCGATCACCACTTCCGGCACGCTCTGATTCCACAGCAGCTTTCTTTCCCCCCGGTCAATCACCAGGGAGGAACCGCCGCGGACAATCACCGCCTGCCCTTCGGACAGGCTCACGCTGGTGGATGCGGGGGCCTCGCTACTACAGGAGCCGCCCAGCATCACCATCAGCGCGCCAATCGTCAGACATAGGCGGCGTCTGATGGTTTCGAGCTTTGCCGGATCGGAAGTCCCGGCCCCGGCTATGGACGAATTTGCCAGGTCGTTCTCGCCTGGCACCAGGGGCCGGGACTTCGATTCATTTCCGCCTCCATCGCCGGAGGCGGTATCGCTATCATCGCTGTCGGATGAAATTTGATGCTTCCCGTAAGTGATAAACCGCAGCAGGACATTCACGCCGCCCAGGGCGGTCACAAAGTCCACAGGGTTGTTTTCCAGCCACTCGCGGACGGACGGCAGGAGCAGGGACAGGAGGGCGGCAAGGTTGATCCAAAACGTCCGGGACAAGTACCAGGGCGTGGTCGTCTTTTTCGTTTGTTGGGGCGTAGTTGCCCCGGCGTCTCCCGACGCGAGGGCTTCATTCCCATGATTACCACGATTCAGTTCATCTCCGTTTTCTGTTCCGCCAAAATCTTGCTTGTTAGTCATGCGGGCACTCTAGCCCAGGCTCCGCATTCTTTATGTGGCATTTGTGGCAAATGTGGCGTTTGTGGCAAATGTGCTAAAAAAAGTTGAAAGTGGATTGCATCATCTTCCCGCGCTGGATGGCTTCTGCCCGCGCTGCCGCCGCCATATCCCGCACTTGCCCCTCCCACAATAGCTTTTTTACGCCTCCGGGCACGGCAGGCCAGGCGTACAAGTCCCCCCTCAATATCATGCGCCGCACTGTTTCCCGGCTTACCTTTAATATGCGGGCAGCTTCGGCAACGCTACATTCCGGCCCATTAGCCCAGCGGCGCAAATTTTCGTCCATGTGTCCATATTACCACACGCTTAACGGTTTTTCAGGAGCAGGGACGCAAAAAGCCCCATGCTGGATTTTCAGCATGGGGCTTTGCCGGGAAAGTCTGATACTGCAAGCCTTTTGGACCGTCTGACCAGTTGTTCCGCTTCGGTTTGGTTTCAATCCGCGCATCCGCAGGGATGCGAAAAGTTACAGGGGGAATTCGTCTTCAAATGATACCGTGTCACTCCATCCCCTGGCCGTCTTCGGTTCGGGTTCCGGGGTGACAGCCCTTCGGGCGGTGGCCTGGATGGGCCTGGATACCGGGACGGCTCCCACATGATCTGCCAGCCCTCCCGGGGGAATCGTCCCCGGGATTGCGTGCGGTTCATAGGTTTCCAATCCTGTTTCTTCCGCCAGCTTTCGGGCGGCGGCCCGGCCCCGGTTGATCACCGTATAATTCAGATGGCGGATGTGTTCAGGCTTGGCATATTTCTGTAGCTGGTCATAGACATTCTTTCCCGTGCAGGGCAGATGCAGCTGGTCCCTCACCACTTCCGCCAGATAGTCCGGCCCGGTTTCAAACCGTTGCATGCTGTCCCGGAGGATGTGCAATGCCTTGTCCATTTCCGTGTAGGTGTTGTCTCTGATGGCTTCATATCCCAGGTAAGCGGCAAAACGATTGTAAATCAGCGTATAATCCTTTTGTGTTGCGCGGGTGAAAGATTCCGTGTGTCCGGTGGCTTTCCAGGTCTCGTCGTGCCGCCATTCTTCCAGGGACGGCACCGGGCAGCCGTATGCTTGCAGCTGCTTGTAGGCCCGGACGGCCAGCTGCGCCAATACGGCCTTTTGCTTATTTGATAATGACTTTTCCATTGTCGCTGCGTGGTTTAATGGCTTTGATGCGTGCAGTTTCTTCATTGTATTCCCTGATCACCCGGATCAGGTTGTTTTTCCGGTCTTCCTCCATGCTGTAGATGATACTTTTTCCGCCCTCCGGCGTGATCACCGTTACGTCGTAGAGGCCGGAGGGCCGTTTCCGGCATTTGTATTTAGTCGTCACTCCTGGTGCTTCTCTCTACGTAAAACGTTTCATCCTGCTTGATCTGCATGCCCAACTTGGCGAGCTTGTGAGGCTTGACATGCAGGCGGATCGCATCCTTGTCCGGGGTTACTTTGGTGACCAGGTAGGCCCTGCGGCGGGTACTCTTGAGAAGAGCGACAACCTTGTCCCAGGTCCAGCCCGGTGCAGGTTTAAGGGAGGGCTGCCCCAGGCGGTAGCCGTAGGTAGTCAGGGCGGTGGTGCCGGATTTGCGGCCCTTGGCAAACAGTTCATCCCGGCGGGGAGATGCCCATTGCTCGGCCAGTTTGGTGAGCCGGTCAATCTCCCTGGTCAGCTCGCTGATTTTGGGATCATGCTCGGTGAGCACTTGCTGCATGGCGGTCTCCTTGGCGGCCTGCAAGGTGTCCAGTTCAACACCTTTGCGGGCGATGTCGTCTAAGGTCCGGCAGAATTCGTCCTGGTCTTTGATAACCTGCTGGTCGGTTGCTTTAGTGGTTGTGCGTATCTTTCCCATTGTTATGTTGTTTGCTGAATTGTTTCGTCTGGCGGAGCTTGCGGACCAGCATGTCCACTACATCCTGCCATTTCAGGCCAGGGGTGTTGTGAAGCCAGGAGTAAAATTTCTCGGCGTCCACGGGCACCCACTGGCCGCCCAATTCCTCCAGCTGTACGCCGATTTCATGGCAGCGCGGGTCATGGGTCACGTGGTAGTCATGGAGGCCCGGGAACCGTCCCAGTTCCCATCCGATCTGAAAGCAGATTGTTTCCTGTTCGATGTTATTCATGGCTGTTGGTTTCCGGTTTGTGTTCTTCCTCCATCCTGGTTCCCCAGGTGCAGCCGTCTTTCTCCGGGTCCACGTACCAGTGCCCGTCCGTCCCCAGGAGGTCGCATTCATACTGCTTCCCCGGTTGGCGGAGATGGGGCCGGGAGGGGCGGCATCGTTTACAATCCCGGCACATGGTCCAATGTTCCGCCGCCCGCAGGATGTTTCCGGCGTCTTGGATGGTGTAATATGTGATTCTGCCCTGGGAGCCGTGCCACTCCCTCATGCTGGCTTCATGGAGGCGGCAGGCAGATTCATCGGCGTAAGTGAAATACCTTGCCCCCGCACCGGGTATGATCGCCACGGATATGTACCGGGCGGCCTCCCAATAAAATGTGCTCTGCATCATTGTTTGCCCTCCCGGTTGCGATTGATGGCATCGGCCATGATTTCACCGATGGCGTCAGCGTTTCGGTTAATCACCTCTTTGAGCGTCAAAAAGACGCGGAAAGCTGGCGTTTCATAGGCGGTTTCCCGCACGGCTTCCCAGTAAATAGCCAGTCCAAGTTTGTCGTTGTCCGTGGCAACGTCTTCGATGTGGAAGACAAAGTGGCCGCCTTTGGGGGCTGGCTTGACATTGGGGGCTTGCTGCCCCCTGTCCTGTTGATGGTTTGTGCTGTACATGATGGTGGTGTTGATTGTTAGTCTTGGTATCTGTCGTCTTCCAGATCTTCAATGCCGCGTCCGGCAACCCATCTTTCCGCGTCCGGGTCATAAGCCAGGAATTCAGGTTCCCCCACCCTGGGCAGCCTGCCATAAGGCAGGCCGCCTTCGCCTTTGACAAGGTGGCGGATGATGTTATGGGCGGACAAGAGCCGTTGCGTTATGGCTGTTTTCGGGTCGCTGCCATCCGGCATGGGATTGTTCCAGAAGAGCATTCCATAGGCGCGGGACATGTCCGCATCCGCCTGGCTGATGACGTGTTGCTGGATACCCGGGAATTGGATCATCCAGTCGTCTCCTTGCGTATAGGTGAGATACAGGCGTTCCAATTCCTCCGCCCATGCTTTTGCTTTGCCGTACCACACAGATTTGGCGGAGTAACTGTGGGGCGTGTCCATCAGGGCATGCCAGCCCAGCAGGCAGGTCATGCCGATTTCCGACAAGTCCTGTAGCAGTTGCGGATCGCGCAGATTGTTCGGCGTTGAGGCAGTCACCCACGGGTGGTGCTGCGGTGGTGTCGTGGTATCTTGATTCATAGGATTTAGAGGGTTACACGTCATCCGGCATGTTGCCGTCTTCCATGTCTTGCAGCTTCTTGATGGCTCCCAGGTAATAATCCCAGGTCACGGGCACACCCGCGTTTTTAGCGGCTATCCGGGCCAGGTTCATACGCTTGGTAATGACGCCGTACCCGCTGTCCTGGGCGGCGGCTTCGACGGAGGCCCGCAGGCCCGCGTCCGGTTCCGGGAATCCATAAAATTCCCATACCTGGCGCAAGTCTTCCGTGCTGATGGCGGAGGGGAGGCGGTACACCCGGCAGGCGTTGCGTTTGGACAGCTGTTTCAGCATGCCGGACCAGACCGGGCTTTCTTCCATTGCCGCCTCAAATTCGGGGGTGGCCGTCAGCAGTAGTCCGCAGCCGGACATGTCCCGCAGTTCCCGGACTTGTTCAATTCCCTTCATTCCCATCTTGTCACTGCGCAAAACATGGTGAATTTCGTCGATAATCAACAGATGATCCGGGGTCAGGTAGCGCAGGATGCGGTCGATCATTTCTTCTGGTTTTGCGCTGGATGGCGCGCCCATCTGTTTGGCAATCCGGTAGAGCAGCCGCGTAGGGCTGGCGGACACGGGGCAGCGCACCAGCACCACCTTGTCCGGATGCCTCCGGGCGTATTCCTTTACGGCTTCGGTCTTACCCCACTGCGTCGGTCCAATCATCACTGCCGCGTAATGGTAGCGCCGTGTAAATTCGGCAAGGTCCATCGTATAGCGAGCTAATTTTGTTTCCACAAATGGCAAATTTTCTCCCGTCTGTTCCTCTGCTACCCGGGCACGCAGGGCGGCCAGGGATTGCAGATGAGGCTCTGCATTGGCCGCGTAGGTGCCTGTCAGCACACCGCGCATGGTGCGGGTGGACACTCCGGCCTTGGCAGCTATGTCGCCCAGGGTCCAGTTGTGATCCGCTGCGTAGGAGATAACCCAGGCTAATGTCTGTTTCATCTCTGGGGCGTATGGTCCGCTTGCGACGGCGGGCAAAAATCGTCGCAGATTGCTTTCGCATGTAATGTTTTTTGTTTCGTCCATATTGTTTATTGATTATTAGTTATAAAAATGAAATTTTCGGATGGCTTTCTTTTTGGGGGGATGCCGTTTCCGGTATTTCCGTTTCCGGCAACAGGCTGATGCCGGGCAGTTTTTTCACGGCGGCCAGGGCGGCGGCATCCGTGCCTTCGGCGTTCAGCAGCCCTTGCACCGTAATGGGCGCCCCCTTCGCCACCTGGCGGTTGTACAGGCGTGTTCCGACGATGGCCGCTTCTTTCCGGGCGTGGTGGACGCGCGTTTCCTGCAAGGTTGCCGCCGTGGCTTTCTTCTTCCTTCCCATAGCCGCCCGCACCTGGTCCTCGTCGTAGTAGGGCGCGCGTTGCTGTAGCGTGCTCATGCCCAGGCAGCGGCCTTTTTCGTCAATGATGTACAAGTGCTGATCGTCAAACATGTTGAGCATCACCCATACATCCATGCCGCTGGGCAGGATGCGCTTATACCCTTCCGGCGTGACGATACTGGCCGGGTAGTACAGGCGGTCCATGCTTACCGCCTTGTTTTGCAGGACGATGTAGGAGCCTTTCACCACCGTTTTCACGGCCAGGTCGCGGGATAGCAAATCCACGATTTCCCATTGCGTCGCTTTCCGCAGCGGGGGCTGGTGCTGTAGTTTCAGGTTCCAGGCTTCCGCGGGGGACAGGCGACGGGAACTGACCAGCCTTTCCGGATCGCGGGCGGCCATGTTCAGCAGCGTGTGGCGATCCGCTTCCGGTATGCTGTCCGTCAGCGTGATCCAGTCGCTGTCCGTGGACAGGCGCACCATCGGCACCACCAACCCCATACGTTCCCAACCTTCCAGGGCGTGGTCGGTCCGATTATTAAAGGCATCGTACACGCGCCAAGCTATATCCGTGGTCAACTGCTCGAATGTCGGCATCAGGTGCCGCAGCATGGCTGCCCGGTCCGGGTCTCTGATTTCCAGATAGCCCTGCTTTTTCAGCAGCGCCTTTTGCTCCTTCATCAGGCCCGCCAGCCATTCCGGTTCTGTCCGGTCATGGCCGGACGGAGCGGGCAGGCAGGAACTCCATATATTGGCCGTCAGGTTCCACACGGATTCCAGGTGCGCCTTGCCGCGGGGATTGCCGCCCTGGCGGCCTTCATACCCCCGGAGCAATGCCTGGGTTTTCCCTTCCATGCCGGAACGGTGGACCTTCACCGCGCCGTCAAACAGGTCCAGCAAGACTTGCTCCATGTGCGCCCGGATGGCTGCCGTTCCGTTTTCCACCACAAGGGTGGTTCCCCGGGACGTATTGATGCCGACATTTGCCAGCAGCCCCGCCACAAACATGCGCATGTAGCGCTCCGTCAATCCGGCGTGCGTCCCGTCCTGGCGCATCATCCGGGGCATCATGCCCCAGTGCACCATTTTACCCGTGGCAATATCCAGGCAGCCCAGCTGCAAGGGGCGCACAATCTGCTTGCCGCAGATAACGTGCGTGTCCAGCCAGTTGTCGTCGGACACGTAGTATTCCCCGGCCTCCATGCCTACGCGGGTAGTCAGCACCATCGGCAGCAGAGGGGCCGCGGCCTTGATGCCTTCCCTCATCACCCTGGCTTCCAGGGCGGCGGGTTTAATACGCATCAGGTTTTTCTTGCTCCACCCCACGGGAATTTGAGGATGACCGGGCCAGCCTTCGTAACCGGGTATGACTTCGGATTTTTTGCGCCAGATGTCCAGCAGCAGCGGGTAAGCCTGGCCGCCGTTGCGTTGGCAGCGCGTTTGCAGTTCCGTCCAGTAAGCGACAAATCCCGGATGCTTCACCCGTGCCCGGGTGGGGCGCATCCCGGCCATCCTCAAATCGGCAAGGGCCAGCAGACTGCCGCTTGTTTGCCACGCCAGGAATTTGCGTTGGACGGACTGCCAGGACATGGGATGCCCCGCGTCTTTCATTGCCTGGGCCGCCAGTTTGTAAGCGGCCATTTTGTTCGGAGCCGCCGCGATTTCACGGCAGGCTGCATGCAGCTTGCGCACCTTCAGCCGCTCTTCCGTGGGCAGGGCGTCCCAGCCGGGCAGCCCTTCAATGGTGGACAATTCGTTCATTTTCCTTCCTTGATAACTTTCTGAAAATCACTCAACAGGATACAAAATGCCTCCCGGTCGTTTCCGGGCAAATACCTGTGCAAATCCGCTTCCAGGAATTCAGCCATCAGCGTTGCAATGTGGTGGGCGTCCTTGACGGCCACCTGCTTCTTCTGTTCCCTCAATTCTTCTTCCGGCTGCACGGCTGCCACCGCGGCCATCATGGCCTGTTCCGGGCTTACGGGGGAGGAGGCACGGCCTTTCCCCCGGTTTTTCAAGATGGTTTCGTGCTGGGCCAGACGCGCGGCTTGGGCGGCGCTCTTGCTGCCGTCTTTCACCACTTGCAGATTCAGCATCATTTGCCGGGGGGTAACGGCGTTCCCGGTGGCTTTTTTCACCAGTTCCGGCAGGGTTTCCACAGCTTCGCCGTCCAGGCCCATGTCCAGCGCAGGCCGTTCGTCCTGCCCCAGTCGTGCCGCTGCTTCCTGGTAGCAGCGCATGTAGCGGCGAGCAGTCCTTTCTGTGAAATCTAAATGTGCTTGTTCTCCAAATCGGACACATGTGTCCGATTTCGTGTTGTTTTCTTTCTTAAACAGTTGTCCCCACTCACCGTGAACGGTAGCGGCCTTCAAATCTTTCAACAGCCTGCCAAGCCGCAGCACGGCCAGCACGGCATTCTTTCCAGCCACAACGGCCATTTCCGCCTGGGCGGTGGCGTACTGGTGCAGGCGGTTCGCCTCACTCACCCCCAGGGCAATCCGGGTTGCTTCCGGGATGCTCAATTCACATTTTTTCATGGTCCGCAAATTCTTTCAATAGGGCTTCTTTCAGTTTCAGTCTTGCGCGGGCTTCAATCCCCTGGATGGTCTGCGGGGACACGTCCAGACAATCGGCTATTTGTTGCAGCGTCAGCGGCCCCTTTTCCGGCAGCCCCGCCCAGCGGCGGAACTGGGGACGGCTAAGCAATGCCAGCACCACGTTTTTTTCAAGGGGCGTCAATTTTTCATCCTTCATCGGGTAATACGGGCAAAACAGCCGTTCGGGGGTCTTTTCTTCCTTCCCTTACTTGCCGGGCTTCATCGTCCAGGCAGTAAACCCCGCACCAGGCTGCCACTCCGGCCATCGCCGCTAGCACGGCAATTTCCAGCAATCGGGTCAGGACGACTTTGACGATGTGAAACAAGACGATCATTTTTTTATATTTTTCCTAAGCTCCAGTTTTTTGTGTGGTAGCTTGACAACCTTTGCCATCAGCCGCTTGCTGGACCTCTCTCCAGAGAGAACCAAATTAAGATGTACTCGGTGCACCCCCAGATAATTGGCTGCCTCCTGAATAGTCCACCCTTGTCCATAAAGCCATTGCTTGTTTATAGTTTCTTGTTTTACCTCATTCATGATGTTAGGTTGCGTTGTGTAACGCGTAACCGTGTTACTCGTTACATGAAAATAACCAATAGTGCTCATTTCATGCAAGAAAAAAATGAACAATGTTGTTCTTTTTCTGAGAGGCTAAATTCTATTCTCAAGAGTAAAGGTATAAAGAAGAAAGACTTAGCAATGAAATTAGGAGTAGAACCTAATGCCATATCCCGCTACAGCAGGGGCCACCATTTACCCAGCAGTTCCGAATTATACCGCATTTCGAGAATACTGGGTGTATCTATGGATTGGCTTATGGGGGCCACTGAGGAAGAAATGAACAAAAATGTTGATTATTGGCGCAATAAATATTTGCAAGCAGAGCAAGAGCTTGTGAAGCTGAGAGATGCTCTTAAACTATTGGTCAATAATGTCAGTAAATAGCATCATTGAGAAAAAACGATGAAGACGTGGCAAATATATACGCTTATGGGTTTTGTTGGATGCATGGTTTCCCTACAAGCATGGAACACCTATATCTTAAGTCAGCACAAAGCCGAAAAAACATCCACAAAATCAGTGGATAATAAAAAGAGAAAAGTAACTTATCGTGAATACTGTTGGAAAAGTATTCCAAAATCTGAATTGTCTGAACAAAAAGCTTTGAAAGAGGCGCTTGATATAGCCAGAAGTGGAAAACTTGATTTTACGACCGCTATGGACAACCTTCATAGTTTTCTTTCTGAGTTTATGCACGATGAAGAGTATGTAGGAACCCTATGTGAGACGGAAGACTCTGTAATTATAATTACAAAAAAAAATGAAACTAAATATTTTAATCCTAATGACCCTGATTACATTGATCCTGATGATCCTTTTGGGACATCATCTCCTGAAAAGAAACAATAGTTCCCTTACACATTTCTTCCTCCTCTGTTGATCTTCATTGTTTCTCGGCTAAATTTGCCACTCCTCTATCCCATCTCAAAAAAAATTCCTTGCGCTCCTTAAAAAGAGCCGTGCATAAGCTATGCTTATGCCCCTATGACCAACACTCAAACAATGATTCAAGGGGATTGCCTGGACCTTATGATGGGTATGCCGGATGCGGCTTTTGATGCCATTATCACCGATCCCCCTTATTCTAGCGGCAATTCGGTAATGAACAGCAAGTCTGATCCAAGAGACAAATACAATCTAAGTCAGGCTTTTCCTTCATTCCGTAATGATTCACATGATCAGCGTATTCACATGCTTTGGACGATTCACTGGCTTTCTCTTGCACTTCGGATCACACGTCCCGGTGGATGGCTGATGCTCTTTTCTGATTGGCGACAGCTCCCACTTGTCAGTGATGCCATGCAATTAACTGGGTGGACCTGGCGCGGGGTTGTCGTATGGGATAAAACGGAGGGATGCCGCCCTAATCCCGGTATGTTCCGTCAACAGTGTGAGTATATATTATATGCCACCAATGGCAGCCGCATGCCTGGGCCACGTTGTTTCCCTACTGGTATTTTCCGCGCTTCTATTCCATCTCGAAAAAATAGGCATCACATGACGGGCAAGCCCGTTGCTCTAATGGAACATCTCATGACGGTTCTGCCTGCGCAATCCAAGATTCTTGACCCGTTCGCCGGGTCAGGTTCTACGCTGGCAGCGGCGCAAAATTTGGGACATGCCGCAACCGGGATTGAACTATCTCCGGAATATTATCGGATCGCCTGTAATCGGCTTGGCCTTGCTTTGGCATCGTAATATTAACAGCCCCTCTTCGGAGGGGCTTTTCATATCGCAACAACCTGTCCCGCTTCGGTAGTTTCATGTTCCTTCATCGCAACTACCCGTCTCTTCTTTCCATCGCCGTAATCCCACGCCATTGCTAGCTTTCAGGCTATTTCACCCCTAATTCACCCTATTTCAACTATACTGTCCCTTTTCAATGCTCTAAAAGTAACAAGCCCCTTAAACCGTTGGATTTAAGGGGCTTTAAAGATGGTAGCAGGGAGGTGATTTGAACACCCGACCAAAGGCTTATGAGTCCTCTGCTCTACCACTGAGCTACCCTGCCGTTAAGTGGTTGATGCCGTAAGGCGGGGAGATATTTAGCCCGGATTGGAAAGAATGTCCAGATTTTTTTATGGTTCAGGAGCATTTTATCATGACAATCCGCCTTTCCCTCCGGGGAAATCATTACTGATGAATCATTTTTCCCCTCAACCGTCTCATATGGCCCGCGTCCCGGACCATTTCCTGCATACCGACATTTACAACGCAGGGTATGATTATTCCTCCAGCCCCATGCCATTGACAGAGCGGGACAGGAAATAG